TATTGATGGCGACACACGCAAGGCAGTTATAGGCGACAAAGATTTAAGCGCGTTCGTAACAGAATGGGCGACCAGTGATGACGGCAAACATTATATTGCAGCACCACAGAATAACGGTGGTGGGGCAAGTGGTGGAAGTGGTAGCACTGGACAACAAGTTGTAAGCCGTTCAACGTTTGACAATATGTCACACCCAGAGCGGGCAAGTTTTGCAAAAAGTGGCGGCAAAGTTACAGAGCAGTAGTTAAGCGATTGTTTATAAAAAACAGCCGCTAGATATATCCAATTATGATATAATAACTACTCCTAAACTTAGCTGGAGTAGTTTTCATGATTGGTGGAATTTATAAAATTCAAAATGTTGTTAATGGTAAATGCTATATCGGTTCAGCAAAATCATTTAAAACACGTTTTCGAAAGCATAAAAACGTTTTAGTTAAAAACGCCCATCATTCAATAAAACTTCAACGCTCATGGAATAAGCATGGCGAAGATGCTTTTATATTTCAACCTATTATTATTTGCAAACCTAAAGATTTATTATTTTATGAACAACAAGCTATAGACGCTTATAATTCGTATTATAAAGGCTATAATGCAACTATTAGAGCAAGTAGCGCGATAGGCGTAAAACGCTCAGACGAAACAAAAAATAAAATTAGTCTTGCCAGAAAAGGAATGAAACTATCAGATAAGCATAAAAAAGCTATATCTGATGGCGGAAAAGGAAAGATACTTAGTAATGAAACAAAATTAAAAATGCACACAGCACATATTGGCAAAAAAAAATCTGCATCTCAAATTGAAAATATGAGAAAAGCAAATTTAGGTAAAAAATATAACAATGAAACAAAAGCAAAAATATCTGCTAGTTTAATTGGAAATACAAGAGCATTAGGAAATGTGTTATCGGCTGAAACAAGAGATAAAATGTCGGTGGCTCACAAAGGTAAAGCGCAATCACCTGAATGGGTTGAAAAGCGCATTGCATCAAGATTAGCGACATTAGCCGCTAAAAAACTTCAAATTAAAGAGGAATTATTATGAGTAACGTGTTAAATTCGCTAGCAGCAGACATTTACAAAGCGGCAGATGTAGTCGGTCGTGAATTAGTTGGTTTTATCCCTTCATCTACCATCAATGGTGATGCAACAATCCGCGCTGCAAAAGGCGACACAATCCGTGCGGCATTTACTCGCACACCAAGCGTTAACACTTCATTTGCGCCTTCAATGACAATTCCTGAAGGTACAGATCAAACCGTTGACAACAAAACAATGACGCTTGATTCTTATGCGTCTGTTCAAATCCCTTGGACAGGTGAAGATATTAAACACGTCAACAACGGCGCAGGTTACGAAACCATTTATGGTGACCAAATTGCTCAAGCAATCCGCGCATTGTGCAACAAAATTGAGCAAGATTTATTCTCAGCTGCTTACAAAGGCGCATCACGCGCTGTTGGTTCAGCAGGCACTACACCATTTGCGTCTAACTTCGACACTATTGCGCAAGTGCGTCAAATCTTAGTTGATAACGGCTGCCCTACTGATAATCAAATTTCATTGATTATGAACACAGCGGCTGGCGTTAAATTGCGCAACTTAGCGGCACTTCAACAAGTTAACACTTCAGGCAATGAAGCGTTACTTCGTCAAGGCACTTTGCTTGATTTGCAAGGCATCATGATTAAAGAATCGGCTGGTATTACTACGCACACAAAAGGCGGTGGTGCTTCTTACGTTACTTCTGGCTCAACTGCTGTTGGTGTTACTGACATTGCTCTTGTTACTGGTACAGGCACAGTATTAGCGGGTGACGTTGTAACATTTGCAGCGGATACCGTTAACAAATATGTTGTTGGTACAGGTGTTGCGGCTGCTGGTACTATTTCATTAAATGCACCAGGCGCACAAAAAGTCATTGCTACAGCTAACGCTTTAACAGTTGGCGACTCTTACACACCAAGCGTTGCGTTTCATAAATCAGCAGTTGAGTTAGGTATGCGCCCACCTGCAATGCCTAATGGTGGCGATTCTGCTGTTGACGTGATGACAGTACAAGACCCAACAAGCGGTTTAGTATTTGAAATTGCAGTTTATAAAGGTTATATGAAAACCATGCTTGAAGTACGTTGTTTGTATGGCGTAAAAGTATGGAAACCAAACCACGTTGCTACGTTGCTAGGTTAATTTTTTCAGGGGGTTCGCGTTCGTTCCTGTTCGCGTTCCCCCGCCTTTATTTATGGCGGACTTATGAAGCATTACGTTTGCAAAATAGCAACAAAACCAACTACGGTCACAGCGGGTACGGTTTATCAGGCGTTTGTTAATACCGATGAAACGTCACTGCGTATCACCAAAATGCACATTCAGCTAGATAGCGCAGACGCGGGCGGCAATGGTAATTCAGTTTATGCGTTTGCTCGCATTAAAGGCACACCAACAAGCGGTACAACATTAACTGCAACAAAGTACGATAATCAAAACGAGCCTAGCAAAATGCTATGCTTACGCAATCAAGCGGGTTTAGATATGACAGGCGTGACGCAAGAGCCTTATTTTTTGGAACGCTCGGTTATTTCTAAATTCACTGGAAATGCGTCAACTATTGAGTTTGGCAATAATGGTGAAGGTTTTATATTGGCAAAAAACGAAGGTTTAATTATTTTTGCTGATAACGCAGTTGTTTCTGGCAGCGGAATTTACGGCATGATTGAATGGATGGAGGATTAAAATGGCGTTAATCGTTGAAGACGGTACTGGACTTGCAAACGCTGAAAGCTATGTTTCAGTAGCAGACGCGACAACCTACCATGCAAACATTGGCAACACAGCTTGGGCGGCAATTACCAGCGATACAACAAAAGAGCAATTACTACGCAAAGCCACAGATTATATGGTGGCTCAATATCGTTTACAATATGCGGGTTATCGCAGATATTCGACACAGTCACTTGATTGGCCGCGTTTATACGTTCCATTAATTGATTCATTATCGGCAAATGTTTTTCCGCAATATGTGGATTTTGACATTGTGCCAACCACTGTAAAAAATGCGTGTGCTGAATTAGCATTAAAATCTTACACAGCCATTTTAATGCAGGATTTAACGCAAGGCGTTATCCGTGAAAAAGTAGACGTTATCGAGGTGGAATATGACAAATACTCACCACAGCAAACACGCTATGCTCAAATTGATGCAATGTTATCCGTGTTTTTTAAACAACAGGGTAATGATATGTCGAGATCGTTGGTGAGAACATGACACTTGATGCTCGCGCTCGCTCTACAGCAGATAAATTGCTCGATAAGTTTGGCAAATCAATTACGCTAACGTCTATTGTTGAGGGCACTTATGACCCAACAACGGGTGAGTTATCGGGCGGAACAACAACATCAACTAATCATACTGCCGTTATCAAAGACTATAACGGGATTGATTTTATTAGCGGTGTTGTGCAAGCAGGCGATAGAAAAGTAATGATTGCGGCATTAGGCGCACCAACGCCACAACCAGCAGACAAAGTAACGGTTGATAGTGAGGTTTATCAAGTGGTGGCGGTTAGGCATATATGGTCAGGCGAATTGCCTGCGCTTTATGAAATGCAGGTGAGAAAATGACAGGTTCAATGTCGCAAATTGTGGCGCGTGTTAATGGTCACGTTGATAATAAAATACGCGCGGCTACGAGTGAAGTGTTTAAGAATATTATTATGATGACACCAGTTGGAAATCCTAGTCAATGGCAAAATCCAGCATCAGCACCAGCAGGTTACGTTGGTGGGCGCGCTCGCGGAAACTGGCAATGCACAATTGGTTCACCTTTCACTGGAGAAGATGACACAGGCGATGTTTTAAAAATGCAAAACGTATTGCCAAGACGCGCAGGAAGTGTTGTTTATCTGACAAACAACGTGCCATATATTCAAAAATTAGAATATGACGCGCACAGCAGACAAGCACCCAATGGCATGGTTCGAGTATCTGTTGCATTATTTGAAGGAGCATTAAATGGCACTCGTTGAGATTAGAACAGCATTAGAAACAAAACTCAATGCGCTAACGCCTACGATTGCGACAGCGTGGGAAAACGTACCGTTTACGCCCGTCGTTGGTACAGCATATCAGCAAGTTAATTTAATGATTGCAGATACATTAAACCCAACATTAGGTGGCAATCATTATCGCGTAAAAGGTTTTATGCAGGTGCTATTGTGTTATCCGGCTAACGTAGGCGCAAAAACAGCAGCAACCCGCGTTGATTTGCTAGTTAATCATTTTAAAAGAAGCACAAGTTTAACAAACGGCAGTGTAACTGTTATTATTGACAAGACACCATCAATTGCACCGGCATTGATTGACGGGGTGCTTTATAAAATTCCGGTATCAATTTATTTTTCAGCAGATATTTATCCAACATAAAGAGGTTACAAAATGACAATTGCACAAGGCGTTAAAAAAGTCGTATCGTACAAAAAACAAACAGGCTTAGGCGTAGCAGCTTCAGGCGGTGGCGGTCAAGAATTAAGACGTGTCACAAGCACAATCAACTTGACTAAAGAAACATTTCAATCAAACGAGATTCGCCCAGATCAACAAGTTGCTGATTTCCGTCATGGTTCAAGACAATCAACGGGTACATTAAGCGGTGAATTATCAGCGGGAACATATAAAGACTTTCTGCAATCCGTATTGCGTAAAGACTTTGTTGCGATTTCATCGTTAACCGCAGCGGCTGTGACTATTGTTGCATCAACTGGCGTGATTACATTCCAAACAGGCAATCCGTTAACTGGTGGTATTAAAATAGGTAACGTGGTTCGTATTACAGCGGGCAGCGTTAACGCGGCTAACTTAAATAAAAACTTATTGGTGACTGCTGTAACAGCAACCACATTAACAGTTAAAACGTTAAACGGTAGCGCATTGGCTGATAATGCAACCTCAGTTACTGGTGTAACTGTTGCTATTCCCGGCAAATACACTTATGTGCCAGAAACAAGCCAAACACAGGATTATTACACTATTGAACATTGGTTTTCAGACGTTGCGCAGTCAGAGGTTTATACTGACATTATGCAAACCAACGCACAGGTAAAAATCCCTGCAAACGGCATGGCGACCATTGATTTTCCATTGGTCGGCTTAAACGTTACCACTGGCACATCACAAGTTTTAACTTCACCAACTGCGATCACCACTGGTGGCGTGACTGCTGGTGTTAACGGGTTGTTACTTGTTGCAGGCACACCTGTTGCAATCGTTACTTCAATTGATTTTGACATTAACGGAAATATTGCAGTAGCTGACGCAGTAGTTGGTTCATTAACACGCCCAGATGTTTTCCAAGGCGTTGTAGGCGCAACAGGCACATTTAGTGCTTATTTTACCGATGCAACATTCCGTGATTACTTTATCAATGAAACCGAAGTGTCTATCATTGTGGCATTAACAACAGATAGCACTGCAACGGCTGATTTTGTATCGTTTACCATGTCGCGCGTTAAAATTGGCGGTGCTGATGTAACCGATGGCGCGTCTGGTTTAACCCGCACATTCCCATTCACTGCGCTTAAAAATACAGCGGGTGGTAGTGCAGTGGCTAATTTAGCGACAACAATCATGGTTCAAGATTCACTCGCTTAAAAATAGTGCTACAATTACCCACGCTTGCAATGTTGCGGGCGTGGGTATTTTTTTATAAATCAACAGGAACATACGAACATGAGCAAAAAAACAGGTTTATCATTTGATGATTTAGATTTAGTTAGCGCGTCAGAAAACGCTTATGAGTTTGAATATTTAAGAGCTGACGGTGCAGACACAGGCGTATTTATTACGGTGCTTGGTTCACAATCACCAAAAGTACAAGATTGGGTTCGCAAAACGTTAAACCGTAGAAAATCACAAGATCAGTTAGCGGCTAAGCGTGGAAAAGAAATTGAGCGCACAATCGAAGATGATGAACAATTTGGTATTGATGCGGCAGCAATTCGGATTGTTGGATGGCGTGGAATTACCAACTTTGAATATTCACCAGAGAACGCCACAAAGTTAATGGAACGCAACAGCGAAATCCGTGAACAAGTATTTGAGGCAAGTAATAACTTGGGAAACTTCACCAAAGCCTAATCAATGACATTGTCGAGTTTGGCACACGAGAATTTGAACTCAGCAAAACAAACGACAATGGCAGTAGTTTACGCGATGAAGCTCAAGCGATTATTGCAATGGGGCATGAGATACCTGATGATTATAAATCATTGTCTATGCCAGAAAATTACGCCTACTGCTGGGCGTGGTTTGGTGAATTAAGCCGAACACGCTCAAGCAATGGGTTTGGTCAAAATCCAATTAGTTACACGGAAATTGACGCATGGTCAAGATTGACCAATATAGAATTAACGCCATTAGAAGTAAGTGCTATTATGCGTCTTGATAGTGCTTATTTAAATATTCAAGCAGAGCAAATTGCAAAACGGAGCAAAACAAAATGACCACCGATACCTATTCTATTCAAGTCGCAGTTGATTCGACCAGTGCAGTAACAGCATCACGCAATCTATCTGCAATGGAGCAAGCTACTGGACGCAGTGAACGTGCTTTGCTTAGTTTAGGTAACATGGCAAAAGCGGCTAGTGCTGCGTTACTTGGCATTGGCTTTAAAACTGTAATTAGTGAAATGGCATCGTTTGAGACTCAAATGATTAAGCTTAAGTCTTTGACTGATGCCACCACTCAACAAATGAAAGCAATGGAAAAGCAAGCGCGTGAACTTGGCGCAACCACAGCTTTTTCAGCACAGCAAGCAGCAGAGGCGCAAGGTGTTTTAGCGTCAGCAGGTTTGAAAACAAATGAGATATTGACGGCAACGCCTAAAGTTTTACAACTAGCGGCTGCCGGTAGTTTAGATTTAGCTAAAGCTGCTGAAATATCAACAGGTACAATGAAAGCTTTAGGATTGCAACTTGGCGATCTTGGGCGCATTAATGATGTTTTTGCAAAAACAGCAGCAGATTCCAGTACAAACGTTGAGCAAATTGGCGATGCAATGAAAAACATTGCGCCAGTAGCGAAAACTTTTGGAATTAATCTTGAAACATTGACAGCATCGCTGGGGATTTTGGCAGATAATCAGATTAAAGGAAGTGAAGCGGGTAACAACTTAAAAACAATGCTTGTTGCATTGAGTAATGACACAAAAGATAACGTAGAAATATTAAAAAAACATGGTGTAACTTATAAGCAATTAAATGTTGAAGTTTATGGTTTAGCAAAAGTAATGAAAACTTTGCAAGACGCACATTTAACAGGCGCAGAATCATTAAAAATATTTGGGAGCGATGCAGCAGCGGCAGGAAATATTTTAGCTGCAAACTCTACAAAAATAGATGAATATGCAAAAAAATTAGAGAATGCAGACGGTTCAGCTAAAAAAATGGCTGATACATTAAATCAAGGTTTAGCAAAAGCGTTTGACGCATTAAAAGGCACACTTAGTGAAGCAGCATTGCAATTAGGCGATTCTGGCTTAAAAGGCGCATTGACCGATGTGATACAACAAGCAACAGGCGTTATTGCCATTTACGAAGGCATGGGCGATAAATTTGCAGAATCTAATAACTACACAAAAGAACAATACGATAATTTAAAAAGCGTAGCAGACGAATTAAAAATTGTTGCAGGTGCGGCTGGTGGTATTGCAGCATTAACTGGCGCAATATGGGCGGCTAACGCGGCTATGTTAGCGTTTAATGTTGCAACCCGTGCCAATCCTTTAATTATGGGCGCAACAGTTGTTGCGGCAGCAGCAGGCGCAACATTTGCAAAGATAGCAGACAATCAAAGCACCATTGATAAACAAATTGAAACGGCAGAAAAACGCATTGCGGCAATGGAAAAATATGGCTTACCAAACTTAATTGGTACAGCAGTTGGTTTTGATACTGAAAAAGAACGCACAAAATTAACTGCGTTAAAACAATTTAAAGAAGAACAACTTGCGGCAACAAAAGCAACTATTGACGCAACCGCCAAAACTGAAAAACATACTGAAGCAGCTAAAACAAATGCAGTTGCAACAGCAGATTCAACAGATAAAACTAAAAAAACATCTGAAGCCAAAAAAGAAGCAGCAAAAGCCACTAAAGATTTAGCAGAGGCAGAGCGTTATTTTAATGAACAGCTTAACGCACAGGTAGCGTCAGCAGAAAACGCGGGCAAACTATTTGCAGCACAACAACAAACCAAGATTGCGGCACTTGAAGCAGAGCGCGTGTCTATTCAAGATAAAGCGGCTATTGAGTATGAATCAGCAAAAACTTATGAAGAAAAATCACGCATATTAAATCAATCACAATCTGCAACCAATTTACTATTGGCTAAAGAAAAAGAGATCCGCGATTCATTAACCAACCAAAGCACAGAAACGATTGACGCTAAAATTGCAGCGGCTCAGGCAGAATTAGATAACGCGGGAAAATATAATTTAACGCTTGCTGAACAATTACGCTTAAAAACTGAAATCGCAGGATTGCAAACAGATAAAGCAGTATTAGCAGAAACATCAACGCAATCTGATATTAAAGCAAAGTCTGACGCTGAACAAAAATACAATGATGATAAGTTAGCATCAATTAAAGCCATTAGCGATGCTCAGACAGCCGCTAACACAGCAGCAAGCGCACAAATGGATATATTGACAGCTAACCTTGAATCAGCAAAAGAAGCCGCAACAGGGCTTGCTGATGCGTTTGGAAGTGTTGGTGGTGCAGTGGGTGGCTTAGGTGTTGCGCTTGCATCTTACGAAAAATCACAAGCGGCTATTACTGACGGATTGCAAAATCAATTATTTGAAATTCAAAAGTTAAATGACGGTAAAGGCGATCAAGCCAAAGCCGATAAAGCCATTGCAACAGCAAACCA